TGTCCCAACCCCAGAAGAAACTGGTGTTGCTACGGTAATAGTTGGTGCCACGGTATAACCAGCACCTGCATTTGTAATTCTAATTGAAGTTACAACTCCAACTGTATTGATATATGCTCTTGCTGTAGCATTAATTCCTCCTCCTGGTGCAGCAGGAATAGTTATAATTGGAGGTGTTGCATAACCACCACCACCATTTGTTACCGTAATAACTCCAACTACACCATTACCAATAGTTGCGGTTGCTGCAGCTCCAGCTCCACCACCTCCAACAAATACGATTCCAGGAGCGACAGTATATCCAAATCCTGGATTTATAAGTTCAACACCTTGAATTTTGTTTGAAGTAGTACCGTTACAATCGACAATACTATCAATAATTGTTGCAATTCCAACAGCGGTTAATCCTCCAGCTGGAGCAGAAGAAATTGCGACTTGTGGGAGCGAAGTATATCCATATCCTCGATTAGTTACAGTTATTAAACGAACTGCACCATTTAATATTCCAGTAATAGCCGTTGCTGTTGTTCCAACTCCAACCAATCTCAAAGTTTGCGTGTATCCGTCAGTTAAAATATTATCGTCAATTTCATCAATATCAGTATTGAGTTCTTCATCTTCATATCTAAAGAGTTCACATTTTAATTCATAAGTATATGTTTTTTGTAACTGATAAAATGGTTGCTCATGTTCAACAAATTTAATTTCAAATAATCTATCTCCCAAAGGAAAATAAATCAAATCTCCTTCCTTTGGTCTTGTCGAAAGTTCAATATTTGGTTTATCCTTTATCAATGGGGTGATGTAATTTTCAAACCTTTCCCTTGATATTGTGATTGTCAAGTCTGTTAGTGGTTGAATACCAAATTTTGATAATATTGTTCCTTGACCTTCATATCCATCATAAGTATTGACATATGCTTCTATTGGAAGTGCCAAATTAAACTTGGACTCGATAACTTCTTTTATAACGCTTTTCTTTGTAATATATTTTCTTGGAAGATAATAAACTTCAACTCCATACATACGGAGTTGTTCGTTAATCAAATCTTGAATTAACGATTGCTCTGTTTTAGATCCTTGAAGAAAAAATGGATTAAGCATATTATCCAATCATGTCCAATGGTGGTAATTCATAAGTATTGGACATTTTCTCCATGATCGCATCTATTTCTTTTTGTGCATCGTCATACATTTGTCTTCCGTTTAATTCAACACCACCAGGGAGTTTAACACCAGTAAATTTCATCATGTTTTGACCCCATTGTTTTTTGATAAGAGATGTCAAATATGGTTTCAAGAACGAATCATTCCAAACTCTTGAATAATCATTTGGATCTAGCAATCGATAACAATCAATAATTAAATATTGTCCGACGCTGACACTACTCCAATCAATATCTAAGTAAAGTCTATCTTGTCTTTTGTTAAATCTAATTTGCTTATCCGTATTCAGTAAGAAGTCAATATCTTCGAGATATGTTTTTACCATTGCATAAGTTAAAAGTTCGGTAGAACCCCAATAGTAAATATCATTCAAAAAGAGTTGATATTTAATACTAAACATATTGTGGGTGATGGTATTTGATCCATCAAATTTAAATATTTTGTTAACCCCAATTACTGAAGGATGGACGGGGAGATAATTTCCATTTTCTTCAAATTGAAATGATGTGCTATTTCCTAAATTTTCGGATACAGTTGTAGTTGTTATTCCTACACCACCACTTCTAGCTCTGCCCCTATCAATGTCATCCTGAGTAATTTTATACTTCATGTATGTCTGATAGACACCATCAAAATGACGTTCTTGAAAATATTGAACCGCATCATCAACAAGATCTTCAATTTGCTCATCAGCAACGTTGATTTCTAAAACTGGATATCCCAGTTTTCTCTTACAGTAATCAATTAATTCTTGTCGTGTGCTGGGTTGTGCCATTTGAGTTCAGATAAAACTTCTTCTTGCTTGAGATATAACTTTGCAAACGATTTAGCGAGATTTTTTAACTCATCAATATCGCTTATACTATCTATGTCACGAGCAACCTTTTCATATTCAAAGCATTTATTCAAATTTGTAAGTTCAATATTATTTGGATTCATAGGTCAAAGCTCTTAAAAGATTTTTAATTTCATCGAGATCATTTTTCATTCTACACATATCATCCTCAAGTTTTTGAAGTTTTTGTCCTTCAGATTCTTTTGCTAATTTTAAATTTTTATAATTTTGATAGTCACTCATATTTGTGTTTAAAATGGCATTTGTAGAATTATCACGAATTAGGTTATTATAACCTTCAACTTTGGAAAATTTTGTATTCATAATTACGCAAGAGCAATAACTCTAAGGTCCTTTAATCTTGGTGGGTGGGCCATATCGGTTGATGATCCAATCAATTTAATACTAAAGTATCTAAAATCTGTCAGATTATTAGTAGTGAATGTATATTCTTTGTAATCTAAATTCTGACTCAGGTTAGCAAGATTATCAGTTTTTGCAATCTTGACATCAGATAATCCATCATTGTTTGCAGTATTAATTACATTACCAAGACTGTCAAGATTATTATACCCTGGGAATGGATAGTAGATGGGTTTCTCCGTAGGATCGCCCAGAAGGGCATAGAATGCCCTTAGATCGCCAATTCTGTTAACATATGCACTCATAATAACTTTCAGAGAAGATGCTGGAACTTCAAGTGCAATTGGATTTGATGCATAAACAAATGCTGATGGATCGTCCTCAAGGGTAGAAACTCTAAAATCGGTTGCATAGTTTTCGATTGGGCTATTTACTCTATTACTAATAAAGATTGCAGATACTCTATCCAAATCAATAACTGGAGATACATTTCTGTCAAAAGTATCCATCTTAATGTTCAGAGTAAATGATTTATTTCCTGGAAGTGTAGTTAAAGCAGAAGTCTCATTGACTGATGCAGCTACAATTCTTGTGGAATTGAGATAATTGTTTGATGTCAGAGAAATTGGTTCATATCCTGCATCAGTATAAGATTCATCATTTCCATCGACACTTGAACCAGTTACTGTTCTAATCGAAGCAGAGAGACCTGTTCCAAGCAAGTTCATCGTTTGAATATTTGGTCTTATAATTTCGAAAGGAATGTTTTGAGTTGCATAAATGTTTGTTCCACCCGCAGATTTTGTTTCATTAATATAAAGTGGTGGGAATGAAGTTGCGACACTTCTATTAACTTGACCTTGTGGTAAAGATGCCGAATTACCAGCAGAACTTGAATCAATTTTCAGATAGTAATAGTCAAGATCAAAAGGCCTTGCTGAAGAGAACCCAACATCTTGAAGAGTGTGAGTTTTGTTAATTCTTCTAAGAGAAACACCATTTAATTCATATTTGAATACTGGAGTTCCAGCAGTATATGAGAAAGCTTTGGTTTGATCAATTTGTCTGGTAATTCCAGTCAGAGTATTTCCATTAACTCCTTGATATGCGATAATCTCATCACCAATTAAAACATATCCTGGATTTGTTGATGCAACACCAACATTTTCAAATGTAGAGAAATTAGATGAACTTACAAGTACAATGCTTCCAGAATCCTCTTTAGCATATGCAGCGTTCAATGTTGTAGGAGTTATGTCAGAATATGTTCCAGAAATAACAACGTTGTTATTTAAGGCATACATACCATGGTTTTTATGATTTACCTTGATATGCAATCCATCAAATTCCTCAGAATCTACGGTTACATAACTTGCAGTTACCCCGCCACCATTCAAATTAGTGATCCCGATTCCAGATACAACATATGCAATTGTACTACCAGCACCAGTAGTGAAATTGCCTTGAACTTTATCAAGAATAATTTCATTAATGCCTGCTATTTGCCCAACAGAAAGTCTCAGATTGGATCCAAGAGTGCTTCCATTTAAACTGGATACACTCAGAACATCACCAACTCGATATCCAGATCCTCCAGCACTAATCGTTGCTGCTGTAGCTACGTTTCCAGAAATTGTAATGTTTGCAGTTGCATTAACTCCAGATCCAGTTACATTAGTCAAAGAAACTCCACTGTAAGATCCATCAGAGTAACCGATACCTGCATTTGTAATTGTAAGTGTGTTAGTTGCAGATCCAGCAGATCCAACATAATTGCCAGTTGCATTTGAATTTCTTTGGGAAACTGTAGTTCCAACAATAAAGTTTGTGCTAGTTACCGTAGTTCCTAATCCAACACGAATCTTTCTTGAATTCATTTCAAGAGGATTCTTTAAAAGATTAGCAATTTGTTTGTTACCAATGTTGAGTTGTGGATTATAGAAATTAATATCTCCAACTTCATCAGTAAATACTGCTTGATATAAATTAAATTTCAGATCTTCATATTGGCTTGGAGTCCAAGTAGAAGCGTTTTGAGACTTAAATAATGAACCTAAAAGTGGTTGCTCGGTTACAAATATTTGCTGAGATTCTGCTAACCCGGCGGTTGTAATGTCTGGTTCACCGAGTCTTGAAATCCAAACTTGATATGAAGTTGATTCTGACAGAAGAACAACTGCATGTTCTTCTCCACCTCTAAGATATACTGGAGATGGGAAAGTTACTGTTGTGACTGCACTACCATCATCGGAAATATTAACATTTGCAGGATCGATCACAACTTCACTAAATGGATAAATTTCTGTGGTTGGCAGTCCAAGCTTCATCGAGCGAAGTTGTACTGTAACGGGCAGAGTATCATCTTTTGAGTTAAAATATAAATCAATTTTAGTTACAAATAATCCGTTTCCATCAGGAAGTAAGAATGATTGTGCTAAAGGATCTTGCTGAGGTGCGGGAACTTGAACGAATACTTGCTGTACAATTGTGTTGGTAATGAATACTGGTTGAATTCTTGTAACCTGAGTATTTGATGATGTTGAAGAATTTGATTGTGTTCTGGAATCAGAAAGTGTAGTTGATTCAAAACGAGGACTTCTAACCGATGCAATAGTTTCTTGAATGTTATTTACAAGGCCTTGTGCATAATAATTTACTTCACCTTCAGTGGAAACAGATCCTGGAACTAAAGAATTTGTTGGATTATTAGTTAACTTAAATGTCTTTACACCAGTTTCAAAAGTTGGATTTGTTGGAACATTTGGATTTGGAATTAAATATGAACCAATGACTGTTCCCTGATTATCAGAAACCAATCTGACATTTGATATTGTTGCCTCTGCTCCACTTGTTAATCCTTTTAACTTAAGTCCAGTTGCAACTCTACCAAAGAATTGTCCTTGCGCTTGTTCGGAGAGACTTGCAACATCAACATTAAGAATTGTTGAAGTTGCCGAATAACCAGAAGCTAAAGTTCCGGTTACTTGCTGATCATATGGTGTTCGAGTATAAACATCAGTTGGAGCATTAAATGGACCATACTTGTGATTTGCAGATGCGACTCTAAATGTAATTTCTGTTGGAGTAATCCCTGGAGTATTATTTTGATTAATTTGAGATGTTGCAAAACTTCCAGTTACAGTTTCTCCAACCTGGAATATTCCAGATTCCATTGTAATTTCAAGAAGTTTTGGAACAATAAATGAATTAACATCTTCTCCATCAAAGAAAGCATATACTTGAGTGAATGGTCTAAAACGTTTAGCAACAAACTCAACGTTTCTTGATCTCATAAATGTTATGAGTTCCGAGGCAACTAAGGAATCTCCTTGAGAAGTTGTTGTTACTTGCTCAGTGAGTTGTAATTGAGTTCCTGTTCTTCTTTGTTCTTCAGTTGTTGTAGTAGTGGTAAATGTTGTAGTGGCATCTCCAGAATCTTCTACTCGTTGTGTGGTGTCTGTTCCTGACCATGTTGTTTCCCACGCATTCCAATTTACTGGACCAAGACCTGTTTGTGGGTCAAATCCTTCAGCAGCTAATTGTTGTTGAGTAGCAGTAAAATTATCTTGCGATATAATTCTTGGATCTAATCTAACTTGATCAGTCCAAACATCAGATGATGGAGTTAACTCAATATTTCCAATGTAATTGGTTACAAGATATGGAGTTACATTTTCAATTCTCGTAGCATATGGTTGAGATAAGAAACGAGCTTCTGTATAATCTAATGTGATAACCTGTCCTGTTCTTCTTACATTACTACCAATTAAATCTGTAACAAATCTTGAGTCTGCTGTAGGATCCACAGAAGCTCCAATTCCCACTAGTGACTTTGATCCAATTAAAAGATCAACTTCAGTACAATATGGAGATGGTCTCAATTCTTGATTTGTTGCGTCAATTGAATTTTTAATTTTTGTAGTTGTATTTTGTGTATTTAAATTTCTAAAATTATCAACAAAAAATCCAGATTTAAATCTATCCAATCCATTTACATCTCGAATACTTAATGATTGTGTATTTGCTTCTAAAAGATTTAAAGTTGTATATGTTTCCAGATTTTTAATTCTATCTTCAAGTCTTGAGATATCTTTCATTTGATATCTCTTATGATTAAGAAGTTGAATAGATGCCTTATTTACATCGCAAAGATACGGTGGAAGAACTGCAGACGCAATTTCAAGTGCATCATCCAGTGCTTTTGGTGGTCTTGGAGTTTCTGCTGAATCTCCAGAAACAAGTTGAAGTGCTCCAGTTTTTGTGAGGAAAATGCGATCAATTCTTCCCAAATAATGGTTAAAAGAAAGAAGAATTGATTCATCGGAAGCAAGAATATTTCTCCCAGAATTTTGCGATTCTGAAAAAGTTCTTGATAAAAATTCAAAAGGAGAACGAGACCCAGCAGAAACGGAATACTGTGATACTCTTGGTCTAATATCTAAAATATCACTGTTTGCAACTCTTCCTTCTACGGGAGCTATATCACAATAATCAAAGTTGTCATAAGAATTTGCTGTAGTAACATCTCCAAGATC